TTGCGAGAGAAAACATCGTACAGGTAGGGGCGGCTAAGATACCGTAAACCTCGTCTGCGTTGACTTCCTCTTGCTGTCCTGTGCTTCGGTTAAAGAAGACAATTACTCTCTCTCTCTCTCTCTCTCGACTGTCTCAAAGAGGTCGTAGTGAGGGAGAGTAATAAGTTTCACATCATACCCGGCTTCACGATATGGCTTCGACCACGAGCCAGTACCGCCGCATAGGTCTAAAATTATTTTGCTCATTGTCAGCTCCTCACTTTCGCTTAACTTCGCCCCACGAGGGGGCGAAGATTACAGATTTTTGATTTTGAAAGCGGGGCGAACACCGCGAGCGGCAGAAGCGGAGTCGTAGGACGCATTACCGTAGCCGTCGACAAGGGCAAAACTAGAAGCGTATCTCTTGTGCTTATTCTGCAACCAGTACCATTCCCAAGCTCCGTTTTTACCTTGAAATGCGATACGATTTCGTCTTTCCACCATAGGAGCAAACTGTTCTACGGACTCGTCCTCAGCTTCTCCATATTCATTCACACCGAAGATTTCCTTTTCGGTAGGCAGTCTGAGGAAGTCTCCGTTTGCAAATGCGACCATATTCTCTCTGATATTCTGAGGGAAACGGTCAAGAATTGCTCCGTTGAGCTTTGCTCTCAAATCGCTTGCGTCCCAGCCGCCACGATTAGAGTCTTCCTCGTTCATAGGTTCTTCGTCTCTCAGACAGTCCACAAGCAAGAAGATAGTACCGTCTTCCTCGACCTTGACTGCCATAGCGTCAACCTGTTCGCCATCGGACAACTCAAAAGAGATAATGTCCTCAACATTAAATGTACCTGTTTCAATTTCAGTAGTTCTTTTTACCAACATGATTTTGTCCTCCTAAGATTTTGGTTTGTTTTGCACATAAAGGATAATTTCTTATCTCTTTGTGATTATAAGATAACACAAATAAGATTATATGTCAACACCTTTTGTGATAAAAATTATCCTTTTTGTGTGATTACTTATCGTTTATATCGAGTTACGCTGTTACAGATAGTTTGTAGCTCGTTTCGGTCAAGCGGTGGGTCGCAAGCAACGGTATTACAGTAGATAAGTTCATCGTAAATTTGCTGTTTGCTGTACCCTTGATTATGGAGCATACCAGCGAGAGAGGTTAGACAGATATTTCTACTACCATCGGGAATACGAGGGTAAACAGGTCTGAGTTTTATCCTGTTATTCTCCGGGAGTTCCCAAATCGGAGAGTAGATACGACTACCGAAGTCCGAAGTCTGCTTGTCCTGTCGTGTCTCCGGGAAATACTTTTCCACTATGTAGTCAATCGCTTCTTGGTTCTCCTCGATAGTGCGGTAGAGAAGCGTATCGCCTGTCATAATGAAGTATCTCGCTGACTTGTAGATTTCCACCCCGGAGAGGTTATTCTTACCCTTGAATGGGAGTGTACCTCTGAGGAGAATATGAAAACCTCTGCCGCTTTTGGACTTCTCTGTATAGCTTGCACATTTGCCGATAATATCTGCCGCAAGCGGAGAAATGAAACCGTCCTCGTCATATCCTGTGTCAATGTCAATTCCGACAAGACCATTATCAGCGAAGACGAAACCGCAATAATCGTAGTAGCCTTTATTCACAGCTTCGAGAGCTGTACTGAAATCAGACCAAGTACGAGGATTGGTGGACGAAGCGGCTTCATTCTCAAACGCTTTCATAGGAACTTTGCTCTCGCTACGAGTACACACCCATTGATTAAGTTTTCGTATTTCATCGGGAATGTTCTCGTAATGTGTCAAATCAAGTTCCTCCTCTTTGCTACCTTGCGTTCCAGCTCGTTAATGAGTTTCCAAATAGTGTCCTGTTTGATATTGCGGTCAACAGACAGCTTATAGACATTATCCGGGATTGTATCGCCCTCACGATAAACAGCCATAAGAATGTCTCTCTCCTTATCTGTAAATCCCTTGAGAGCGTTGTCGCAAGCGTTCCAATTCTGCTTATCAGCGTCAGAACGGAACTTAGGGCGAGGGTGTCTCGCATAAAATCTCATACAATGCTGTACATATTCAGAGTAAAATGTTCTCATAGCTTATTCCTCTTTCGTAGTATTCTTAGACTTTACAGGTTCTCCCTCAAAGTACCACTTATCGTCCACATTGATAGGGTAGCCCTCTACATCGGAGGGTTTGACCTTACCGTTGTCGATAATGTGCTGTGCCGAAGCTACCGCCATCTGATTTTTAACCAAATCCTTACCTGTGCGAAGAAGAAATGTAACTTTTCCCTTTACACTTTTGAGTTTGTAGTTCATAATTCAATCCTCCTGTTCTTTAGACTCCCACGATACGAGCCGCTACCATATCCGCTGTATGTGTGTACAATACATTCGGGTACTTGGTACACGCTCTACCGTAGCTGTTCCAATTTTCCTTATCATCAAAAGCTCCCATGTGCCAGCGAATACAGTACAATTCCTCGTCTGTAAGATTGCCGAGCAATCTCAGAGCCATAATAACGGACTTTTCGCCATGTCCGGGAAGTAGGGTAGCATTGTTATACTCCCACGCTTCATCGTTGGTTTTTACATAATTGTCGAGCTTACAAAGGTCGTGGAACATACCAACGATGTACGGACTGCGTTCATTTTCCCATTTCAGCTCAAGTCTCTTTGTCATAGATACGAGGGTATTTGCAACGACAAAGGAATGGTCGAATAAAGCACCCTCGTACTGCCCATGATGTTTAATCGAAGCCGGAGCTACGAAGAAACCCATTTCTTTCAACTTCCAAACAATGTCGCTGTTGATATGGTCTCCCATAAAGTTAATCAAATTGTCAATGCGTCTCTGTTCCTCCGCATTTGAGCCAATATTCATTGACATTACCTTTACCTCCTTATTGGTAAGGGGTAGAGAGGTTCTACCCCTTACCGTAGTTCTTAACCGAGAAGTGCGTCCAAATCCAATCCCTTAGCCGGAGTGGTAGGTTTTGCCGCCGAAGCAGTAGCGGTAGACTTCTTCTGCTGAGTAGGAGCAGAAGTACCGTTGTTATCTCTACTGATAGACAATGCACGAGGTACAGGGTCAGTATCAAAGTAGTCTGCCGGAGACTTGTCGCCGAGGTTCGCAAAAGTAACGAACTTGTTAGGGTCTTTATTGGACGGTAACTTAGTGTGTACAACCTCAGCTCTGATAAAGTGGTCGATAAGTTCCTCCGGGTCAATGTCTTCGAGAGAAAAATCGTTCATAGCAGTCTTGGCGAAGTAAGAAAATGCGTTCATAGCACCCTCATTGAAACTGTCGTCATTGTTCTTAATCGAAAATCTCTCGGTATGGGTTGCTCCCTGTGCATTTACCAACTTCACAAGGATTTTTCCAAATTCTTCATCATAAGTTGCGTCATAAATGCGGAAGACATATTCCCCCTCCGGGATAACTACAAATCCGCTTGTCATAGGTATTCTTGCCATCGTCAATATCCTCCCTTAAAACAAAGTTCGCTTAGTGCCATTAGACACAATGATTTTTGTGAGTTCCCAAGCCTGTTCCTCAGAGAAACCAGCTCGAATGTAGCTGTCGTACAGATTATGAAGCTCCTGTGCCGCTTCATCGTGCTTTTCAGCCTTAATTGCCTGTTCTCTCTGTTCTTCGAGAGTACGCATTTCCTCAGTCTGCTTCTTGTGAAGTTCGGAAATCTGCTGAGTCAGTTCCTTTGTCTTTTCGTTTGCCATTGTTATATACCTCCGTAAATTACTTTTTCTTATTACCCATATATAGGGCGATACCGATTACAATAATCAGTTCAACGAGAATAGTAGCGATTACACCAGCTACAAAAGGGTTAATATACATAATTGTCCTCCTTACTTAACCGTCATACGGTACTGTGTAGATGTTTTCTCGTATTTTTCGAGAACACCATCGGCTTTCATAGCGTCCTTATCAATGCCCTTAACTTCGGAACGAGATACCGTCCAAGTCAGCTTAGAACCCTTGACCTCGACCTTTTTATCTCCGTCTCTAAACTGAGATACAGCGTGTTCCTTGATTACATCATTGATAACCTTGAGTCTCTTTTCTTTGTCAGCGATAGAAGCAGTAACAGAGTCAATCTCAGCCTTGAGAGCTTCGCCCTCTGCAATCAGAGCTTCAATATCGGTTTCGGGAGCGAGAGTGTTTGTGCGAAGTACAGTCAAAATCTCAGCGTCTTTCTTTTCATCGAAAGCCGGGGAGATACCGCTTTCAACATGGTCTTTCCACCAAGTTTCAGCCTGTTCAATCTTATCGGCAAAGTCCGGGTATCTCTCGGAAACCTTGAACTCTACCGTAATGGTGTTCTTTGCACTCGGTACAAACTTTTCGGGAGCTGAGTAGTCCTTTTCTTCGAGGAAAGAAGCGACCATAATTACATCGTCAACACCGAGCAAGTATGCGTAAAGTGCCGCCTGTAAAGCGTAATATTCGGGAACATCGTTCTGCCAGTCCTCACTACGCTTAGTGGTCTTGAACTCCAATACCGCTTCGGGTTTTCCGTCCTCGTCCACGAGCAAGCTATCCCACATACCACCGAAGATAGGCTCGTCCTTATAGAAGTCGCCCCAAGTCTTATTGAAGTAATCTGCTCCGTACACATCGGTAGGAGTTCTGAGATTATCCATAGAGTAGGATTTCTTCATATAGGCAATCTGCTTAGGTTCGATTGTCTTACCAGCGATAGTGTAGATAGTGTCCTCAAAAGGCTTCTCGTAGGTCTTGGTAACAGCACACCAAATCTCAAAAGCTGTACTCCAAGGGTTAAGACCGAGGATTGTACCAAGACGAGTACCTGTGATTTTCTTGGTACGCTTTGGAGGGTCAATCTGAATTTTGTTCTCTAACCATTTCATCACTCGTTACCTCCCTCAAGCATTTCGGAAATACGGTTGATAAGTGTCTCACAATCAGACTTGGAAATTACGGTAAATCCCTCGGTCTGTACTGCAATCTGAGCAATCATTTCCTCTTTGGTAGGGTCGGCTTCTTTGAGCTTCTTGAGAGCGTTCTTCAATGCCTTAATCTGCAAAGGGGTAGCGTTGCCGCCAGCGTTGGTAAGCTCGTTTTTCACACCCTCACGCTGTTCGGGAGTAGCCGGAGCTGTCTTCTTAGGTTCTGCCGCATTAGGATTGTTCGTGTCGCCATTGATAGTAGGCTCGATTTCATCATTCACACAAATATCCATAGCAATCTGATAAAGGTATCTTCTCATATAAGTAACGGAAGAACCGAGAGCTTGCATATCGTTTGTAACCTGTTTACCAGCGTTGCTCACAATAGGGGCAATCTGATTAAAAGGCATAGTGAACGGAATTGTCTCCTCCGGCTTGTCTGTGTTTACGATGGTAAGAGTGGCTACCGTATCTGTGAAAGTGTCGATAGCGATAAGACCAATCTCACTAAAGATGTGCGTTACGGTAGGTACAATGTCTTTCAACTCGAAATATTTGAAAGATAACTGCATATTCTTACCGCTTTGGTTAATGTCCGACATAAGGAACTTTTCCCTCGCCATAATTAACTTCTGATACACATTGAGGTTTGTCGTAACCTCGGTTTTCTTGGTTGTTGCTGTTGCCATTTCTTTTTTCCTCCTTGTGGATTTTTTTCTTTCGGGTTTGATACCCAAATAGTCATTTATTCGTTTTTTCGCCATTTCGATGTAGAAAGTACGGTCAATATCATCAATGCTCAACTGATTTTCGTTGTCGATAATACAATGGTCGGGGAGCATTTCGATTTTAGCGGTGGACTCGTCCTCAGCCTTGACCTTATACAGCTTTCCATATCGAGTGTCCGAAGTGGCATATACACGATTGACCTTTTGTACAGGTTCTTGAATGTCCCCGACAATATGATAGGCTTCTCGGTACTTTGCTCCAGCTTTAGCGATAATCTGAAAATCAAAAATGTCGTTGCTACCGTTAATCGTTTCCTCGACAGGAGTACCATGTACGAAGTAAGCAATCAGAGCCTTTTTCACGATTACCATTGTGTTGTTAATCGCCCAAGCTCCCTTGACGGAGATACCGTAATTCAGATAACCACCAACGGTCTTAACCTCTCCATCGGTCTTAATCATTAAGAGATTGTTTACATCTTTTATCCAAACTTTCTGTACATCGTCAGTCTCAAGCTCGAATTTCGTTTCGTCCTCCCATTCCTTAGCGATACGGTCAACAATCGGGAGTTCTGACTTATCAATGGAGTACATCAAACCGTCCGTATTAAGGTTTAACAGTCTGATTGTTTTACACGCATTGAGTAATCGCATTGTCAGAACAGTTAAGAACAACTGTCCCGATATTCGCAAAGAGCGAGTAGGGAGAGGGTCGTACAGGTCGTTGTACTTATTCTCCTGTGCCCCGGAGACGGTATTAAGCGGCAATTTCAAATCCTTTGCGGTCTGCTTGTCGCCTGTATGCTTCGCTTCGAGACGGTCTCTCTTGATTGAGTAGAACAATTCCGGGTCGGACACATTTCGAGACAGGTAGTTGTAAAGCTCGATAAGAGAGGGGTACAGACTCGACACATCTCGGTTCTGAATAACCCTATCCTCCGTTGCTTCTTCGTGGTAAGCTGATAAGCTACCATGCACACCACCCCAAGCATACTTACAAGGCATACCGCCAATCTCAATCGTGAGAGAGGTCTTGAACAACTTTTCATCGGGTATTGACAGGTCGTGGATTGTGTCAAAGAAATCCAAAATCTCTTGAGGAATAACCGATAAATCGAGGTTCGGAGGGTACACATAATCTCTACCGTCCGTCCATTCTTTTCTCGTAGCACCCAACATCATAGCGGTAAGTTTTGCGTTGGTAGCGGCAAGTGCTTTTACTTCGGGAATACCAGCTCGCTTACCGAGATTGAGTTTGGTTTTGAGATAGTCCTTACGAATTTCTGTCAGTTTTTCAGTAGCGTCTACATCGTGCTTACAGTAGTGGATTTCAAGTTGAAGCTCCTCCTCGGTAAGCGGTCTGTCGATGTTAAAGTCAACATCTGTCTCCTTGATATTCAGTCCTAAGTGTCCCTCGATTGCTTTTAGAGACAAACCGAGCTGTACATCGTCCTTAATATCTACATTGTTGAAATAGAAGTAGTTTTGACGCATGAGAGGGTGTTCCCAACCTTGACCGCCGCCGATAATGTAATCGTTGATTGCTTTTACTTCTTCTGGGGAGCAGTCCAGCCAAATAGCCTTGATAATGAATTGGTCGTAATGCTTACCATTGAATGAAATATAGATACAATCATCGAACAAACTCTGTCTGAGAGCTTCGTTATCGTTATGTATGACGGTGTATTGCCCGGTCTCTACATCTTTGAAAACCACTATCCAGTCGTGAGCGAAAACTTCACAGTCATATACAATCAATCTCATAGGTCTTACCTCCTATGGAGGAAATCTACAACTTCGCTGTATCGCTGACAGATAAGACCGATATTTCGCTTATCTCTTTCCTCTGTCTGCTCAATTTCATCGTGTAAATCCTCGTCCATAAGAGCTGTAACCTCATTCTGAATTAAGTCCGTAATCACTCGTGGTTCGAGAGCGTCCAATTCCCAGCACTCGTGTCCGAACTCAGCGATATAACCGCTTGCTCGTGCGTCAGAGAGCTTCGTAGGGTTTGGAGGAGGATTGAAAATATCAATCTGTTCCATCGTCAGAGCAACACGCTTTACATACACATCTGCTCCGAACATATCCAATCTCTCTTGAATATCTCGTGTCATATCAATACCGCTTGGGTCGTGGTCTCCCAAATGAATAATTGTGCGGCTTTCTCTGTGTTCTTGATTGATAAAACGCTGTGCCGCCGACCACATTTCAGACTGAGAGGTATATCCTCGACAGGAGAAGTGAGGTACATCGAGTTTTCTACATATCTGACTCACAATGCCGATAAGAGCGTCTTTTTCTACCCAAACCTCAACATAATTCGGTTGGTTTTTCCAACGGTCAAGCATATATGAGTATTTCGCTGAGTTAATAACAGACTCCGGGGTTTCCCAATGGCTGTTACTTCTCAGATTTCTTGTACGGTCTACGATTGCGTACCAGTCAATCAAACCAGCCAATCTACCGTCATTGATAAGATTTCCGAGGTTCTTATAGCTTCTCTCGTTGTTCTCGATGTAACCACGAGCTACAAGCTGGTAATAAACCTGTCTCAGCGTGAGTTCGTAACCTTGAGCGTCATATTCAGCTACAATCCTGTTTACACGCTCAATGAGTTCGAGACTCGCACTACGAAAATTTATATCCTTATAACAAATCTTCATTGTGTAGCTGTCCTCCTATTCCACGAAGTAACAACCGTTCTTGCGATAGGTCGTACATCGTTTCTTGTAAGACTTCACGAGGTAAGCTATATCGTCTACGAAGTCATACGCTATCGGGTCAGCTTTACCGTCAAAGGTTCGAGCAATTCTACCGATACTCTGTGTAATAACTGCGTAATCTTTCTGAGGAGTAACCATAAACAATCGCTCCAATCGAGGAATATCTAACCCCTCTTTTGCGAGAGAATAGGTTGCAAATAGGTACTTTTTCTTCCCGGTACGCATATCCTCAAGTGCCTGTTCTCGTTCTGCCTTACCTTTTTTAGTTGTCATTTTGCCGCTTACCATTACTGCCTGTTCTCGCATTGACTGAGGGAGAGTGTTCATAAGAGCTTCTAAATGTCCTAATCTGTCCGACAGTATCAAGCACGAATACTCGCTATTGGCTACGATGTGAGACGAGATAAAATGTAAACGGTGTGGGTCTTCACAGAGGTAGTTAATTAGTTTCGCATAATTGATTGTTCCGTCCGTATTCAGACAAGCTCTACTAATCTGAACCCCTGTGTTAAGTGGGTTGATACCGACTTTCATAACCTTGTCAGCGATTGCGGTATCGGGTACTGTGTAAACAACATTTCCAAGTAGAGCGTAGGTCGCCACAATCATTCCGTCCGACCTGTGTACCGTTGCGGAAAGCCCTATCTTATGTCGTGCTGACAAAGAATTTAATACCTTATAGAATTGCGTCATTGAGGTAGGTGTTCCGGCTACTCGGTGGCACTCGTCTACGATAATGCAGTCCCACATATCCCGATATTGAGCAAGGTCGAGTTTACACATCGTTTGTATCGTTGCGAATGTGATACCGCTACCGATATTGACCTTACCCTCCGTAATCGTTCCTATGAGGTCTGAGTCCATATACATTTCAGCACGAGCCTTACTCTGTCGGAGTAGGTCGAGTGTATGTGTCAGCCAAAGAGCCTTTTTACCAAACTTCTTTACGAGAGCAATTCCCATCTGTGTCTTACCACTCCCGGCGACACTCTGTAAGATACCGTATTTCGCTTCGTACAGGGCTTGTACAGCGACTTTTTGATAATCATAGAGTGGAACTTCACTACCTCCATAAAACACGCTCTGAGGGGCAGAAAACGCACTCTCGAAGTAGCTTTCGTTCTTGATACAATCCGGCAAAGTACGAAGTGTACCAAATGGAAGTATCAGCGTGTCCCCATGTTGTTCATAAAGACTTAGTTTCGCCGGAGTATCGCCTACCCAGAAGTGCATACGAAGTTTCTTTGCATATTCCGGGTTAGGGATAGTGAGATTTTTCTTACACCACATCAACGCTTCGTTGGTGGGATTTTCGACTGCAAGAGTATTCGATACAGTTACTCTCATTTCTTTTTTAGCCATTTCTCAAGAGGAGTACCATATTCTCTGATTTCCAACTCATTCATATAGGACTGCTGATTTCTCAGAGCCTTAATCGTGAAGTGGGGTATCATAGCAATTTGTTCTCCTATGAGGACTGCGAACCAACCCTCGCCATTACCGCAAGATTTCCATAATTCCATAGACAGGTCTTGGTTATCTTCCATACGGTTAAGAGCAAACCCACGAACACTACATACCTTGCAGTCGATAAGGTAGGTTTTTCCGTTTCGTGCGGCGATAACATCTGCTGGTTGTCCGCTTGCATTTTGAGCCATATTGTGAACCCAAAAGCCATTCTCGAATAAGATTTCGCAAAAGTCAGACTCGAAATCATTACCGATTTTCTTATTATTCATAGTCTGCGTCCTCCTCCCGGTAATCTTCAAGTTCACTTACAAGACTTCGGAAGTAGTCAGCCGCTTCATATCCCATATACTTTTCAACGAGATAAGCGAAATCACGCTCAGAGAAAATCGTTTCGACTTTTTTATCTGCGAGTTCAATCACTTGTGGCATTATCCTTTACCTCCTGTTCGTACTCGTTCATCAATTCGACAATCGCTGTACTGTAACTGGTAGAGGTAATATCGTTTTCCCACGCTTTTCTTGCTCCATAATTACCCATGTTGTAAGCCATAAGAGCCTTATGGTAATCGCCCTCATACTTTTCGAGGTACTGACTGATAATTGTTACCCCACAAAAGATGTTCTGATAAGGGTTCAACATATCCGCACATCGGTAATCTTCCTCAAGCCATTCGTGATTTATGCTGTTAATCTGCATAAGTCCGTAATCATCGGTGGAGCTTACGATTTCAGCATTGAAGCCGCTTTCGTGTTCAATCATAGCCATAACCAACGACACAGGTACTTCCTTGTCAGCACAGATTTCAAATATGTAATTCTGCAAGCTGTAAGAGAGAGGTACATCGTAGTAGGTATGTTCGACTACTTCCGGGAGCTTCGATTGCTCATATCGTGGTACTTCGATTATCTCTGTTACCGTTACAGTTTCGGTCTTAATGGGAGTAGATACTTTTCCAATGAAGAACCCGATACCAATACCGATAAGCACCAGTAACAAGAGAATTGAGTATGCCTGTATTTTCATCATTTTGTTTCTGCTGATTTTTCTGCTTTGAGCCATTTTTGAAATTCCTCCTCATTCTTCGGGTCTGCATAGAATTTTTCCAAAATTCCCATTAAAGGTCGTGCGAGGTCATATATTTGCGACTCACTTAGACTCGTACTCGGTAAGGATTTTGTCGCACTCATCGAGAACTCGCTTAGATTTAGGGTAGGTGTAGACCCCTCGAATGATACTTGACATTTCCGGCGGCTGAACTGTAATACCTCGCTTCTTCAATTCAAAAATCATATCCACCTGTTTAATGCCGAGCTTTTTCATTCGCTTCTGAATTTCGTTCATATAGCTTTTTCCTCCTTTCGTGTTCTGAAATTCGGAATTGCTCTTGACAAAAAAGCGAATTATTGTTATTATTCTTATAGGACTATTTTTAACAATCAACTTCCCGAAACTACCAATTTCGAGAGGTCGGCTTCTTATTGTCAATTCGCAATTTCCGAACTTCTTGTTATTATTATAATTCTTCTTTTGCGAATTGTCAATAGTTTAATTCTTAAAAAACGAATTTATTTTCACAGAGGAGGAATTTCTATGACTTTCAAAGAGAATTTGAATAGACTTTGTCAAGAGAGAGGAACAAAACTTACCCCTATGTTGAAAGAGTTGGGGTATTCATCATCAAAAGCTACCGCCATCAATAACGGTCAGATACCAAAAGAAGATACTCTGCTTGAATTAGCACAGTATCTTCATTGTAGCGTTATGGACTTTTTCGCTGACGAGGACGAGATTGTAGAGAGAGCAACAGCTAAGGACGAAGACGAGAGCGACATTCTCCGTATCTACCGTTCTCTGTCTCGTAGAGCCAAGCACGAGTTTATGAGTATGGTATATGAGTTCGAGAATAGGAAAGAATTAGAGGGGGATAATGACGCAACTGCGGCAGTCTAAGATAATTCCTATCGAATTACTCAGAAGAAAGAAGCTATTGGAGGTGGTACTACGAAAGCGGTAATATATGCTCGTTATTCGAGCCATAGTCAGCGAGAGGAGTCTATTGAGGGTCAGCTTCGAGAGTGCCACGAGTACGCTCTAAAGAATGGAATTACCATCGTAGACGAATATATAGACAGGGCTATATCGGGCAAGACCGATAATCGTCCAAGTTTTCAGCAACTAATAAAGGACAGCGAGAAGAAACAGTTTGAAGCGGTAATAATGTACACACTTGACCGTTTCGCTCGTAACCGATACGACTCAGCCATATATAAAGCCAAGCTCAAGAAAAACGGTGTCCGAGTGTTTTATGCGAAACAACCTATGCCCGATACCCCGGAGGGAATTATTCTTGAGTCAGTCCTTGAGGGTTACGCTGAGTATTATTCTGAAAACCTATCCCGAAACATCAAACGAGGACTAAAAGAAAATGCCCTACAATGTATCGCTACCGGGGGAGCTGGTATGTGTTTGGGATATACGGTTGGAGAAGACCGCAAATATAAGATTGACCCGGTAGGAGCGAAAATCGTCCAAGAGATTTTTCAAATGTACGCTGACGGTAAATCAGCAACTCAGATTATCGAATACTGTAACGAACAGGGATATAAAACTTCACGAGGAAATGCGTTTAATAAGAACAGTCTTCGCACGATGTTAAAGAATGATAAATACATCGGTGTTTATAGATATATGGATATTGTCATTCCCGGAGGAGTCCCAGCTATTATAGACAAGGCTCTTTTCGATAAGGTTCAATCAATGCTCACGCATAACAAACAAGCACGAGCAAGAACTAAAGCACATAACGATTACCTACTTACAACGAAGCTGTTTTGCGGTCATTGTGGTAGTCCGATGGTCGGAGAAAGCGGTACATCAAAATCCGGCAAGCTCCATTACTATTACAAATGTGTTGACCGAAAGCGTAAGCATAACTGCACAAAGGAAGTCGAAAAGAAAGATTGGATAGAGGAAGTGGTAGTAAGATTTACCGTACAGACCGTCCTCACAGACCCTACAATCGACCAAATAGCAACAAAGGCTATGGAGATTATCGAGAAAGAGTCAGCCGATACAACCTATCTGACAGGCTTACGAGAGCAGTTAAAAGATACCAACAAGAAAATAAAGAACCTCATAGCCGCTATCGAGCAAGGTATTATTACCTCCTCGACCAAAGACAGGTTAGCGGAACTTGAGGAGGATAAGAAAAATATAGAGGGTTCTATCGCTCGTGAGGAAATGAAAAAACCACTCTTGACGAAAGAGCGAATAAAGTATTGGCTCGTTTCATTCAAGAGTGGCGATATAAATGATGTTGAATATAGACGCAAGGTAATTGATACACTTGTAAACTCGATATATGTCTACGATACAGACGATGGGGGACGCAAGATAGTGTTCACTTTCAACATTTCGGGGCAGAACACCGCTACGCTGTCGTGTTCGGATATTACTGGTTCTGCTCCACCAAAAGGTGCAAATCCGAACACCTTATTTTTCGTAAAACATTGTTTCGGGTTTGTTTTGCATATCGAAGAAGTAGGCTATTTTTAGTCTACTTCTTTCTTTTTGGGTTCGGTATAGGTAAGAGCCTGTGTAGAGTCCGTAACACCAGCGGTAGTCGGGTCGTTTACAACACCGAGAATAACCAGTACGGTAAACACAGCATTTACTACATCGAGCAGTCTATCGCCCAATTCGCCCAAATCCAGCGTATAGCCAAACACAGCGGCTACAACCTGTACCAGCAACAGTACAGCCGGGATAATAGTCAGCCAAAAGGTCTTGTTCTTAATTCTTACTTTCCAGTTAATCATAGGTTTTTCCTCCTTTAATTTGGTGTTGAAGTAGTAAAAGTAGTTGTTCTTATGATTTTGCGGTAACTTTTGATAGATACACGCATATAAGGCGAAAGTTTACGCAAAAACCACTTTTCCACTACTTTTACTACTTCATAAGCTCATTTACTTTCGCCTGTACAGCGTTATAGTCATAACCAGCCTGTGTCAGACGAGTTTTTCTGTCAGCACCGTTCCCCCATTTTCCGGCGATAACTTCCTTTGCAAGCTCCGTTACAGACTTTTTCTTTTCGGTAGAAACTGCTGTCCCGGATTTAGTAGTAATGAAAGCGTCAAAACCAAGTGCGGTAATCTTTGCTTTCATATTTTCAGCGTTAGACTTCTTACTGAACGCTCCGACCTGTACCTTATACAGACCATCGACCTTAACCATGTATGTATCAAATCCGGCTTTCTTAATCTTTTTCACCATAGCGTCAGCATTGGCTTTCTTAGAATAAGCCCCGACCTGTACACGATACAGGATTTCAGTCGTAGGCTTGTCCTCAGTCTTTTCCTCGGTAGCGTTCAAACGCTTGTTGACCTCAGCGGCGATTTCTCCATGTCTATTATAGAGATAATCTCCCGGACAACTCTTGTTTGCGTAATCACGATGTACGGTCATATTACAACCGTTTTTGTGATTTACTCTGTCGCTCTTACTCGTAGACCAAATGAGCTTCTTGATACCGTTACGCTTGCAAATATCGGTAACAAGGTCAATGAGAGCCGCATACGCTTTGTCATTGACAGCGTAAGGGTGGGTAGTATCACTTGCTACCTCAATCGTGATTGCCCTATGGTCGTTTGCCGCATTGGAAGAACACCAAGAACGGTCTTTCTCCTCGACATACATACCAATTCTACCGTCTACACCGACTCCATAATTGGAAGAAGCCTGTCTGCTGGTAGGGGCGAAGATGTTTCCGAGAGTTTCAACAGAGCATTGACCGACTACACAATGGATTGTGATAGTGTCGATTGCATGATTTCTCGGACTTGTCCTGTTTGGACTGATTTTGGTATAAGATACCAAAGGACTGTTTGTGTAACCCATTTCGTTTACCTCCTTGTCGTATGAAATTAGGTTGTATCGACTTATGACATTCATAAGATTGTCAACATAATTTAGGGAAGTAGCGTAACCGTCTGCTTTGATATTTTCAAGATACTGCTTAGGGTCTGTTACACCCTTGAGATTAGCGTAGTTGGAGATATTGATAAAATCGAAATAACCGATTACTCCGTTTTCCATATCCGCAAACTTACACCACTCCATAGAGGAGCTTGTATAACTTCCGTCAGCGTTTTGCTCACTACCGACTTTTGTATAGATACCGATACAGGTCTTACACCTGTTTTTACGATACTTCAAGCCGAAGTAGTTATGAGCATTTACAGCGAGTTCGGAAGTGCCACTCGCACTCTCCAAGATTGCTTGAGCAATAATCGGAGAGTACACAGCGATACCATAAGAGGGAGCATACTTTTTTACAAGTGCCGCTATCTGTTCAATAAACGACTGATTGCTCATATTTACCCCTCCTGTTCTCTGAGAGGAAGTTTCTCTACCTCTTTCATAATCTTTTCTGCTGTACCGTTGCCGCCCAACATTTTATAAGGAATATACAAATAATCGTGGAGATTTTCGTAATCGTCCTTAGTAATGTAGCCCTGTTTTATGTAGCAAGAACCGAGATAGATAATGCGGTCGTGTCCGAGACCTTTAAGCATTTGACTCTCGGCACTATCTTTTTTATCTTTTCTCTGAATGAGAAATGTAAGAAAAGCCCAAAACCCGGTACTTGCGAAAACAGCACCAACGATACTTACAATTAGTGTGGTTTCTGAAATCATAGTGTGTTCTCCTTACTGTGATAGAGAGGGAGAGAAGTTCTCCCTCTCCGTTAATTGGTTACTCGGTGTAGACCTCCCAGCCAGCCGGATATGCTTCGGGACTCCAAGTATTAGCGTCAATAGTGGAGATATACAGCGTACCGTTGTAGCTGACAATATCGCCCTTATTGTATGCGTCCGTAGCTCCCAAAGGTTGTACCCATTCCGGGTAGCCGCTTTCGCTCACACCAATCGCCTTATACAGACTCACAGCGGTATCGGGAGTCCATTCAGCGGAGCTTGTGTGGTCTTGGAGGACTTGATAAAGCTGAGGGTCGCCTACGGAGTTTACACCATAGGAAAATACCTCTTTTGTTTTATAAGCCACTCCAACAGCATAAGCCGGATATACAGAGGGAATTTCCAACATCATTTCAAGCTGAGTATCAGCGTCAAGCGTACCTACAAAATATTGCAGAGCTTTTCTCATTTCTAAGGCAGTCTGAGTCAAATTCATATTACTGTACCTCCCCTGTCAAAAGTGCGTTCATAGCCTGTCTCATTTCCTCAAGTTCGAGGGAGAGAGCTTCTTCTTTCTTCTGCTGTGCGGTCTTTTCTCCAAGAACGAACCAAGACTTACCGTTGTCTACACGATTGCTCATAAGACGCATATCGGTAAAGGTCTCGGTAGTCTCGCCATCGGAGATTACTACGGTATCAAGACCACCCTCAAATACCGAGTCCTCGATAATCGTCTCGGAAATGTAATTATTTCCGTTGAGTTCGAGGTTCTTGAGTTTCGTACCATTACTCAATGTGATTGTGTACATTTTTACATACCTCCTTTAATTGTTCGTACAAAGTACATATATTTTGCCTTTGTAGTTTGCTCATAAGTTTGTAATGACCCTTAAACCACGATTGAAACCAATTCTCGAAATCCGTAGGACTGAGAATGTAGCAGAGCTTTTTCATTTTTCTTCTCATAGCGGTAAGACGCTTAGGATTGATTTTTTGAATAACCCTACCTGTTTCGGTCAGCGAGTATTGGACTTGTAAAAATCTCCAATAGTCCGACAGCTTGCAAATTCGAGTTTTCTTCAAATTGACGGTTATACCGATACTATTTGCGATACGGACAATATCTCGTAGCAAATCCTCTAAGAACTCTTTACTCTCGTGAATAGCGTAACTATCGTCCATATACCTACCGTAGAATTTCACACCCTTAACGATTTTGACATAGTTATCAATCTCCATCGGGTATGTAATTCCGGCGACCTGTGCTACTTGGTCTCCGATGTTTAGGTGTTTCGCCATAAACTTTTCGCCTGTAAGTAGCTTTCTGTCGATTGCTCCATGTTCGAGCGAGTTAAACACCGTATTCATACAGTTAGCGTATTCCTCGTCTGTCATATACGAAACATCGACTTTTGCGTGGTCGATTGTCTTTCTCAGAAGCCATAATGCGTGTTCATTATGAATAAACTGCTCAAACTGTTCGATTAAGTCCTCGTGTCTGATATTGTCGTAATACTTCGAGAAATCTATCAGTAGGATATATCCGTCATTTGTTTTGTGCTGAGAGTAATACTTACGAAGATGTACCAGCAGTCTTCGTCTTTGGAAGTCAATACCCTTGTGTGCAAGACTCGCTCCATTGTCATAAATCAGATATTTACGAATGATAGGTAGGAGCTGTTCATCACATAAGCTGTGTTTTACTATTCTGTCGGGTATTTGTTCGCCGCTGACATATCGTGTTTTACCTCGTTCCCTTAATACGAAATTCGTAGCCGGGAGAAATTCATACTCTTTATTCTCAACCTCCGTTTGTAACTTCGAGAGACCTAAGAGATAGGTCATTTCAAACTGTTGGACTTGTGGTTTCCAGTCACTTCCTTGTTTTGCTTTCACAAAAGCGTCATATAATGAATTTCCATCAAATATCTCACGCTGATAACCACAGTTCTCGTAAGAAGTGGTGTCGTGTTTAGCATTTACCATAAGGAAGGACAATCTCTCCTTTCTCTGTCCGCAAAACGCTCAAATGGCTATTTAATTGCGGAATTGAAATCGGGGCGAACACCGTTAGCGTTAGAAGCGTTGTTGTAGTTCGCATTACCGTTGTTGTTGACATTGGCAAAATTAGAAGCGGAATTAGAGATTGCCCCTTTGAATTTGTTGTCAGATTTTCTCCAACCTTTTATGAGGTTTATTTCCGTCTGTATTGCGTCCCCGAACCTTGTAAAACTGTTCACATCGACAGGGAGTGTTTCGATTGCATATTGCAATTCCTGTACGAGCTTATAACAATAACCAACAGCCCTGTCTTGGTGGAGTCGTCTTTCGACATATTCCTCCCAACAGGTAGGGTAAATACTGTTTGCAATATAAACCTCCTGTGTAATGTCTCTCAGACAGTCCGTAACGACCTTACGCTCGTCAGCGATAAACCACTCGTCAAAGGCTATCCAACGCTTCTTTAGCCTGTCGTAAATCTCTTTTTCTTTGTCGGTAAGTTCTTCATAACTTCTACCTCCGAGTCTCTTTTCAAGACGCTTCTCAGCTTTCTCGAAGCTGTAACCGAAATCACGAAGCAGTAAATCAGTAATGTCTCGTCTCAATTTATTCAAATGGTGGAAAACCTCAAACTGAGACGCTTTCCTTTTACTTTTCAATACTGACATAATTTAATACCTCACTTGTGCTTTACTTCGCCCCACAAGGGGGCGAAGATTTTTGATTAACAGATTGAGAAAGCGGGGCGAACACCGCGAGCGGTAGAAGCGCTGATGCAGATAGCATCACCGTTGCCGTTGACATCGGCAAAATCAGAAGCGGAAACTACATCACGCAACCAAAACCACGCTCTGTTAGAAATCATATCCGGTCTGAAAGCAAACAGCGGATACTGACTCTTATCTATGGTGTAACTGTTCGGAAGTGCCGA